TGGCATGTATATATATATATACACACATAAAAAAATTATATTTAATATTTTTTACATTTTTTATATGGAGTTATCTTGTTACTCTTAACAATAAGTTATTTCTGATAATCAAGAAAGTGAGGTTAAAAATTATATTAATAGGCAAATTCATACTGAATTATATTTTTTAAATTCATCTTTAAATATTTATATAGACTTCTATGTATTGCATTATTTTGCTGTTCAACGCTATGATTACCACCCATAATTTTTTTTACATTTTGTAGATATATTGCTGAAAATTCATCAGTATATAATTTGTCTTCATTTTCATCTTGCCATACTTTGAATTCATTAAGTAATTTTTTAGATATCCCAGAAATTAATTTTTCAAAATCGCTATGTGCGTAAACATCCCATTTATTTCCTTTGTATACAAAAATTGTATTATCTTTTTGATCAAATGATTTTAAAGGAATATAATTTTCTTCATTTAATGGTAAGTATTCTTTTAAAATATTTACTACACCATCATTATAATTATTTTTAAATAAATAATTTAATTGATCTCTTGTTACAATAATAGTCTCAATCCATGATTCTAAATTCATTTTAGGTGTATAGTTTTCATTTAACCATTCTATTACTGCAAATTTTTTTTTCTTTGTGTTTGCCCATTTTTTAAGTTCTGTAATTTCTTCTTCCAATTTTATATTTGACTTTACTAAATAGCATACTATTTTTGATAAATTTTTTACACCAATTTTGTCTTCATTATGTTGATCATGACTAATCGAACATATTAATTTATGTTTTTCAAATAAATTATCATTTTGATATTCTTTACCACAAATTGAACATTTCAATTTTGGTAAGTCTTTAATATTTGCAGCCATTATTAAAAGTAAAGTATTATAGTTTTATTATATTTTTATCATATTATTAATCAATTTTAATATAAAATATATTTTATATTAAAACATTATTACTAATATTTTAACCTATTTATATATTATAACTATGCCGAATCTTAACTTTAGAATGAAGAGAAATAATCAATTAAATCAATCCAATAATATAATGAACCCTGTAGTTAATAATAATATAAGTATATCTCGCGAAAAAAAAGTATTTTTTTCTATGTCTTGTATGCAAAAATCTAACAAGCAAAAAATACATTCTATATTACCAAATAAACGGCAAGGTGGTGGTCATGGTGGATGACGTTAAAAATACTGAAGATTTATTTTCTTCAGGTAGTTATAAATAATATTAATGGAAAAATGACGCTAACTTTTACATTCATTTTGAAAAAAGTTATAGCAGAGAATTCATTATAATTATTATTTATATTAATTATATTAATTATATATATACTTATGCAAAATAATTTTGTTCCAGCTGATAGAAAAGATGGTATTCTTGATATTGAGTGCAATTGTTCTGGAAAAATAAACTATGGTATTGTTCAATGTAAAGCGTGTAATGGTTGTGGTGATGGAAACTGTACACCAGAAGATACTACAATAATACAGAAAAGAATCCAAAGACAAGTTCGGGTTTATAGTTCTCAATATACCAGTGCTTTAGGCTCTATGAATGTAATAGGTAATTCTATCAACAAACCCAAAATTCAGTTTGGTTTAGTTAATTGGCATCAAATGAGTGATAGAGCTGTTCCAGGTAAACAGACTCGTTATGTTCCTGGGAGAAATTCCAGTTCAACAAAATCATCAACTACTTGGTTGAGGCCAGGATCAATGGGTCCTGCTGGTAAAGGTGTGGATATTAAACATGCTTCATATGATAGATATTTATCAAGATTAAAAGCCAATAATTTAAAACAAGGGTTAACAGATACAACAACACCTTCAAATAAATTAGTTGGTAACAAAACAACTAATTATGGTCTTGTATTTGGTTGTAAATGTTAAAAAATAAATAAAAAATAATAAGAATATATTTTATTTATTTTATTAATCTAAATATTTATTAATCTAAATATTTACTAATAAATTCTTCTGGAATCATAATTGGAATTTGTAATTTTTTTGCTTGATCAATCTTTCCAGTTTCTTCATCTTTATTTTTAACAATAACTACAAATGTATTTTTGCTAACCGAGTTAGATAAATCACCACCTACTTTTTTTATTTTCTCTATTAATTCTTTATCTCTGAATCCAGTCATTACTATTTTTTTATCATTCAAAATATGTTTTTCTATTTTTTCATCAATATCATTAGCATCTACCTTTTTTATTTCTAGTTTATCTAATAATTTTGCTTCACTAATAAATTTTATAAATATTGGAATCTTATTTACAAACTTTTCTGATGTTTTCTCGGCCATACCATCAATTTGTTTTACTTTTAGTATTTTTTCACTTTGACTATCTGGTGACAATAAAATATTTGGTAATATTTTTAATATACTTTCAAATTTTTTTGTTCCGAATCCTCTACCGAATATATTTGAAGCTGCCATTAATTCTGGTAATGTTGTAGTAGTAATTTTATTTTTTATATTTTCATATATTTTTGATGCTAGTTTTTCTTTAAATCCATCAACTTCCATAAAATCATCCATATTCATTGAAATTATTTTTGGAATACTATCATATCCCGAATTTATAATACGTTTAACATTTCCTGGACCTAAACCATCTACACCGATTATTTTGAAGAATCCAGTTATATTTTTTTCTTTAACTATTTTATCATCTGAAATATCTGTAAGAATAAAATCTACATGGCTATCATTCCATTCATATGGAACAGTCGGAAGCATTGGTTTATCGGATGGGACCACTACAGATAAAATATGTGGAATAACATCACCACTTCTAATAATTGTAATTAATGCTCCCAATCCAATATTATTATCTACAATGAATTTAGCGTTGAATCCTGTAGCATATTCGATCTTTACACCACCTAATGTTATTGGTTCAATTTGAACTCTTGGTTTAAGATAACCATCTTTTGAAGGTGTCCATAATACATTCACTACTTTTGCTTCAGCAATTTGCTCTGAAATTATCATTTTAAAAGCGAATGCATGAAGTGGATTTCCGGTGATTCTATTATATAATTTATCATCTATTACAATTATACCATCAATTTCATATTCATATTCATCTCTCCATTTAATTAATATTTCCGATAAATATTCATTAGATAAAGATTTAATTGAGTCATTTTTAACACATATAACATTTTCATCTTCTAAAAATTTCATTTGTTCGGATGGTTTTAGTTCAGGTTTAATAACTTCGTATGCTACAAAATCTATATCTAAATAATTTTTAGCAGAAATAGTTTTTTTATTTATCATACCCGCTACTAGATTACGTGGATTTGAAAATGTATCTTTATATTTTTCATTAAATGCTGATTTTTTTATAATAAATTCTCCGCGTATTGTAATATTTTTTGTTGTTGGTAATCTTAAATATGGTATTAAATGTGTAATATCTTGTCCAATAATTCCATTACCTCGAGTATATAATTTTGGTTTATCTCCTTCTGTACTATATAATCCACTCACACCATCTAGTTTGCAAGAAATAACATATGGACCATTATATTTTTCTTTCCATTTGTTTAATGCGTTCGTATCTGGTTTAATTTTATCCATTGACCACATTTCATATGGTAGTTTTACCTTATTTTTTTCAACTTCAAGAGAACATTTAGTATGTCCTTCTTTAACTGCTTCATTATTCGGATATTTTTCTAATGTATATTCTCTTAATATATCATATTGATTATCTGTTAATAATGGTTTATTATCACAATAATAATTTTGGTTTGCTTCTCTAATTAGCAATGATAATTCTGATTCCGTCATTTCTTTTAATCCGTTTATTCCATTTATTTTAAATTTTTCTAGTAATTCAGTATCAATAATTTTTATTTTTTTAAGTGTTTTTCTCTGTGTTTTTTTCTTTTCTGGTTTTTCTTGTGGTTTTTCTTCTGGTTTTTCTTGTGGTTTTTCTTCTGGTTTTTCTTGTGGTTTTTCTTCTGGTTTTTCTTGTGGTTTTTCTTCTGGTTTTTCTTCTGGTTTTTCTTCTGGTTTTTCTTCTGGTTTTTCTTCTGGTTTTTCTTCTGGTTTTTCTTCTGTTTTTTCGGATTTCTTTAATACAACTGATTTACCACTAATTCTTTCATCTGGCGATTTATATACCATTCCAAGAAAATCAAATATTGATTTTTCATCAGGAAAATATTTGTCTACTAATTTACCCTTTACACCATCTTTCATTTCGGATAACCCATGTTCATTTAATGAATAACCAAGAGTTAAAGCGCGTTGTCTCATAACCGTATTGAATTCTTTACTACCTGTGAAATATAAAATAGCAAACGCATATTCTTTTGGTGATGTATATAAGAAATCGACTCTTCTTGCAGGAGAATCTGGTAATATTTTTACAATGGTTAAACTTTTTACCTTGCCTTTTGATAATACTTCAATTATGATTTTATCTTTAATTAATTGGTCTAAAATAATCTTAAATACATCTTTATTATCATTTTCATTACTAATGATTATATCTATATCTCCCGAATCTGGTTTACCTCTACGATAACTACCAACGATATCAAATGATGATTTATCGGGAGCATATTTATTAAATATTTTTTCAAATTCGCTATGAAATTTTTTTATTTCATCTCTGGGAATTCGCTTTAAAATATCATCATAATATTTTAATCCTATTTTTTGTAGGTCATTTAATTTATCTTGATTTTTTTTTAATTCACTAATATTTGTTATCCCATCTTCAACTAATTCTTCTGCTTTTTTTGGACCAACTCCATAAATATCTGTAAATATATTTACAGGATTTTTTCGTTCACGTTCCAAAATAGCTAATGTGCCGGTTTTTACATATTCTTCTAATTTTGATAAAATAGTTGCACCTATACCAGGTAACCCCTTTAATTGTTTAGGATCAGTAATATCTTCATTATATTGAATAACGGTTTCTTCTGCTTTTTGATATGCTCGTGACTTGAATGGCTCTCCTTGTTTTTTCATAATATCTTTTAATTCTCCTAGAATGCTTATAAATTCTTTATTATATACTTTTTTTTCATTATCATTATCATTCATATTTGGACTTATTGCTGTTTCTATAATTATCTTTAATCTCTTTTTTTTCTTCAATTTTTTCATCGTATCTGAACCGCCTTTTTTTAGTGCTTTTTTTTTGGTGCTGTTTTTTTGGTTATATTTATTTAATACCATTATATATTATTAATATAATTTTCTATAAATGTTTTTGAATAGAAACCATCAATTGTGTAATATTTAATTTCATCATTTTTATTTATTTCTTTTTCTTCATTCATTAAAGGGGTAAATATCATTTCTGGAATTGAATTTAGAGATTCTCTCTTATTCTCTTTATTATTATTTGAAGGTTTATCCATTTTATATTTTATTTATATAAAATAAATAGAATGACAACGTTTATGAAAAGTTCTGGATATTATGAATCATATAACAATGGCGATATTAATGATTTAAAATCATTTGATATTACTTATGACGGTGATGTTGCATTTACCAAATTTACTGATAATCAAGAAGTATATTATTCTCTTTTAAATAATAATGAAATTAAAAATATCGTTGACGATGTTAGTAACATTCTTAAAATTCCAAATAATAAACATTCATTATCATTAAGATTATTAAAAGATTTTCCAATTAATAAAAAAGCTATCACTCCTCTTACAACATTTAAATCACGACGAACAACAAATAAGTCTAGACCATCTTTAAGATCTACACGAAAAAAAAGAACCTCTGTTAAATCTATAGATAAAACCATATATTAGACTTTATTTTTAATTAAAATTGATTACTATTAATATACTTTTATTAATAATCATACAAAATATGTCTTATCTTGAAAATATCAATAATCATCCTAATGATATAAATGTTTCATTAGATGAAGAATCTCATATTTATAATATTCAAGGTGATAAATCATTTATATCTACAACTACATTTATACATCCACTATTTGACAAATTTGATAGTGATAAAATTATTAATAATATGATGAATAGTCCAAATTGGACTAAAAATAAATATTATGGCATGACTAAACAAGAAATTATTGATTTATGGGAAAATAATAAGATTGCAGCAGCTACTGCTGGTACTAAATTACATGCAGATATAGAAAATCATTATAATAAAGTTAATGTTGATAATGAAAGTGTAGAATTTAATTATTTTATAAATTTCTATAATGATTATAAAAATTTATTAGAACCTTATAGAACTGAATGGATTGTTTATGATAAAAAATTTAAAATTGCCGGATCAATTGATATGGTATTTTTAAATACAAAACAAACTAATAATTTAGGATATGAAGTTTTAGATATTTATGATTGGAAACGTAGTAAAGAAATTGTTAAAATTAATAATTTTAACAAATGGGGACTAAAAAATTGTGTTTCGCATTTACCTGATACTAATTTTTGGCATTATGCATTACAATTAAATATTTACAAATATATCTTGGAAAAAAATTACAATAAACATATTGGTAAAATGGTATTAGTATGTTTACATCCAAATAATTTGAATAATTCTTATCAATTATTTGAAGTTCCAAACTTACAAAATGAAATTTGTTCTCTATTTAATATTTTATAATATTAGTTATAGTAAATAATTAAAATTGGTTTAAAACTAAAATATATCATTAAAATAATAATGACATTTTTTAATGGATTAGTAAATTTAATTAATGTGGCTGGTATTATTACTATTGGTATTGCAGTTAGCACTATTTTTGTAGGAGTTTTTATATATAATCCTAAACGTGAATCTCGTGACAGCGACAGCGAGAGCGATAGTGAGGATGAAATCGATTATGAATATATGTATATGGATGAATATGAAATTTTGGAAAGAAAACCAATTTCTGACAGTGTACGCTCGTCTTACATTAATAATTTTATAGATGAGAAATCACCAAGAGGAACAGTTATGCTTTCATATGACAATAATGAAACTGCGTTTATATATTATTCAAATTCTAAAGACATTCCATATAAATATTTAGAAACAATTTCTCGAAAATTTATTGTAGATAATGATTGTAAGGAATTATATGTTGACTATCGCGATGAATTAATTGATGGTATCAATAGATATAATGAAAATATTAAGAAAAAACAAAAATTAGATAATGATACAGATAACGAAGATAATAATGTAAAGGCTAAAAAAAGTGTATTTGCAAAGTTTAAAGAATATAATAAGACTGAACGAAATGTTAATACTAAAAAAGAATATGTTTTAACAGAAAATGCAAATCGTTATATTTATAAAGGAACATTATTAGATTATGAAAATTATGTAAATGATAAAGATAATCGTAATAATATAGTTAATATTGAATATGAAAATATTGACTTTAAAACATTCAAAGAGCTTCATGGAAAATATAAACAACCTTAAATAGCCGGTTCTTATTATTTTATTTCTTATTATTTTATTTTTTATTAATATATTAATATATATTAATAATGACCGAAATTGTTAAAAATGACATAAATTCTATTATTATTAACAAATTATCAGATATTATAGCTAATAAAATTTATGATAATATTAAAGATAAAATTCCGCAGGGTGTCGATAAAGAAACAATTATTAACAGAATAAAATTAACTCTTAAACAAAAACTAGAGTTAAATAAAACGGTGCAAACTATATTAAAGCGTATTGAAAATAATACAGCAGTTGATTTAATTGCTGCGCAAGCTGATATTCTTGGTGCTATACCAATTCCAGAAGTTGGGGAAATTGTTGATGTCGCACTACAAAGTGTAGAACTAGCACTTCCACAATTTATAGGGTCATTAATTTCTACTAAAGAAATATACGATCTCTATTCTGGTATTAAAAATACTTCAATTAAACAAATGACTAGTACAGGTGGTAAAAGACGTCGAAGTGGAACTAGAAGACGTCGAGGTGGAAGTAGAAGACGTGGAAGTAGAAGACGTGGAAGTAGAAGACGTGGAAGTAGAAGACGCGTTATAAAAAAAACTAAAACTCGGGGGAGTAAAAAAACGCGGAGAACTAGACGAAAGTATTAAAATAATTATTTTTTATTAATTATTCTTTGTCCATATTATTTAACCATTCTATAAATCCAATACTTTTTTTTATATTAAAAGAACTTTCTAATTCACTCTCTGCAATCCTTAATACTTTTTGTTCTATAGCATTTAATTGTAAAATATAATTCTGTATTAGTTTATCATTATCATTATCATTATCATTATCATTGTCTTTGTCTTTGTCTTTGTCTTTGTCTTTGTCTTTTCCTAGAGACATAAATAATGTTAATATTATTATTAATATTATTAGTTTATATGATTTATGTTCATCAATTTTTAGTTATTTGTTATAATAAATATTTTTTAATTATAAAATTGAATCATACATTATTAAAATAGTTATTGATAAAAAAATATTTATATAATTATGACCGAAATGATTGATGATAGCAAAGTAACTGATAAAACATATCGATTTAAATTTACAGATTCAATGATAGAGCTTCTAACAAATTTTTCAAAAATGCATAAATTTGCTTGTCAAAAAGATTACAAAGAAGAGTGGCTAAAATGGTGTAATGAAAATGAAGAAGTTATTAATATTGAAAATGAAAGGTTGACAGAGATTGGTTATGTTGGAGATATTAAAGATAAAATGTATAAATCTGCTAGATATTATTTTCGCAAAAAGCCGGATGAAAAAAAAGAACCTGTAAAGCGTCGTCAGTATATTTCTATTGATCGAGAATTATTGGATTTAATAGATCAACATATTCAAAGAAATAAGATGAATGATAATTATACTCCAGCAAATGGTTTTGATGATTTTTGTAAACTTAATGAATCTATTGTGAATAATGAAATAAAAGAAATGAAAAGAAATACTGAATTTTCATTGGAAGATATTAATTTAAAAATAAAAAAAACTTATAAAAATAGATATTTCCAGAATAAGAAGAATAATTAATTTATCTACTCCAAATGAATTAAATATTATTAATTATTATTAATTATTTAATAACTAATAATGAGTAAAATATGTCAAAAGCAAGATTATGGGTGTGTATATTATCCTGGATTTAATTGTGATAGTAATTATCTTTCTAATACAAATATGATCAGTAAACTTCAAATATATGATTCAGTGGCTAAAAATGAACTTTTTTTTGGTGAAATTATTTGTAAAATTAATAATTATAGGTTCTATTTTTTGCCAGTTATTAATAGTTGCGAAATAAATACTGCAAAAGTCTCTATTAAAAATATAGAACATTGTAAGATAATTAATGATAAAATTGATAATAAATATATATTAATGAATATGGAATATGATTATAATATTTCATTTAAAAATATATTTATAGATAATAAAAAATCTAAAAAACACAGAATATTATTATATATTGATTCATTTAAATACTTATGTTTGTCATTACAAAAATTACTAGATAATAATATTATTCATTTTGATATTAAAGAAAATAATATTGTATTTAATAAAAAAACAGAAAATCCATTAATTATTGATTTTGGAATATCTATATTAATTAAAAATATTATACAAAATAAATCTCTGGTTAGTAAAGAAATTCTAAAAAAATATTTCTATAAATATGAACCTACTTATTATGTATGGCCATTAGAGGTTCATGTTATATCATATTTATTACACGAGTCTCCTTTTTTAAATAATGATTCTATAAAAGTAATAGTTTCGAATTATGTAAATAATAATAAAGCTCTTAATATATTTTCCGATGTATTGAAAAATGATTATTTTAATATATGTGTTAAGTATTTGTCTAAATATATAAAATATTCGGATACTGCAATTATACAAAAACTTATTAGTTTTTGTAATACTTGGGACATGTATTCATTGAGTATTATATATTTAAAATATCTTCGATATTTATTTTTTGATGGGTTTATTAATAATTCTTTTACTACTAAAATTTCACAGATATTGTTAATTAATATACATCCTAATCCAGATATACGAATAAATCCGACTGATTCTAATAAACAAATAAATGATTTATTGTATATGGATAATAATAGTAAAAGTTATCAAAAACTAATTGATAATTTTAACGATAAAAATATTTCAGACTATTTAATTGATGATCCAGTAATTAGTAATAGGCCTACTTTCTAGATTTGCGCGATTTGCGTGATTTGCGTGATTTGCGTGATTTGCGTGATTTGCGTGATTTGCGCGATCTTTTTCCACCACGGCGTGATTTGCGCGATTTGCACGATCTTTTTCCACCATCTTGTGAAGATGTTTGATTGGTGGTATCAGGAGCAGTATGATCGGTATGATCAGCATGAACAACAGGAGCAGCCGCAGGTGTTGGTGAAGGTGTTGGCGAAGGTGTTGGCGAAGGTGTTGGTGAAGGTGTTAGTGGTGCTGTATCAGCGGGAGCATCATCACCACCTGTCATATTGCAACTATTGCATGCTCCACCGCGTTTTCCTTTCTTATGATGACGCGCTGTATGCTTTTTATTATGTTTTTTCATGGGAACTTTTGATTTATAAGTTTTTTTAGCTAATTTTGCTAATTTTCCAACATTTTTGATATTAGGGTTTTGTCTTCGTACTTCGGCTAAATGCTTAAACCAAGGGTTCATTATATAATATATGTGTATATTATTATTTAACGCAAACTATTATTTAATGATTCATCTAAAATACTTTCATTTTCATGTTCAATTAATTCATTTAATATAATTGAAATTAATGATATATTATTTCGTGGAATATTAATATTATTATTTGTCCATCTACTATTATTTAGAGGTAAATTATAGCTTCGCATTAATGAATTCGCTAGTTCATTTGTCATGCCTGATTCTTCATCTTGAATATTAATTATAGTGTCTGTATTAATTATTTCTTGAGACTTAAATTCATATCTACATACTGGACATTCTGCTTTTTCTTCCATTAGCCATTTTCGTATGGCTTCTGCATAATAACAATGATTACACGGTAATCTTATTATCTTATCGCCATTATCAAATTCTGTTTTATAAATTGGACATTCAGAATTCAAATATATTTCATTTTTATCATATATTTTTTCTATTAAAATTTTTTCCCTTTCTTTTTCACATAGTACCTTTTTGTATCTTGGTTTATCATAGAGAGACTCATTTAAAATATTATCAACCATATTTAAATTATTTAGATCTGGAACAATTCTCAATATATCGGACAAAGTATTTGAATAAATAGGGACATCATGATTTATAATTCTATTAACAATATTATTGTTATTTTCATTCATTTATAGATAATAATATAACTTAATATTTATATTATTATTATTTTCTTTTTCTTTTTCTTTTTTCTCTTATTAAATCATGCTATCAAAAATATTATAACGCTCATTATTTAAAATATGTTCAAGATTTTTCCAAGGAGTTAAATCTTTGAAAAATTCCATTCCTTTTCGCGAGAACTCATTTAATAACATCGGACTTGAACCTGACATCATACTTGTATTTTCAGTACTTGTTAAAGATGGAAATCCGGTTGTTGAACGTAAATTCCAAAAAACAATATGTGGTAATTTGTATGGGGTTTTGTATACACTATTCATACCTGCAAATATATATTTTTCTTTCATCATATCATACATTGGCTTGTTATCTTCATTACCACCATGATCAATTTGCATATCAGATAAAATTACTAATGACATATCTCCCATATCATCAGGTGAAATATTATTATTAATTGCTGTAATTAAAATTAAGTCTAATGCTTTTCTAAAATTTGTAGATTGACCCCAATGTGCTTTTGATATTTTTTCTACTTTTGAAATAAAGTCGGGTGTTGTATTATCATCTATTTTAACCCATGACGGTGAACTACTAAATGTTAATACTCGTTTACCTAATTTTGATTTTTCCGCAATTCTAATACCTAATCCAATTGCTGAATGTAGGGGAACGGACTTTTCATCTTCCATAGACCCAGACACATCTACCATAGCAATCATATTTTCAAGATAACCTGTTTGTTTTGAATTTTCATTCCATTGCGCATTTAACATGGCTTTTTCATAAGCCATTTTTTCATCTACGATATTATGACATTCATTGATTCTTAAATTTTCATTCAATATGCATGCGTCTTTCACAAAATCGATAATAGAAACTCTTTTTCCTTTTACTCTTACGTTTGAATCTTTATTTAATGCGTTATTAATATAATTTTTATAATTTTCACAACATTTCATACGGTCGTAATATTCTCCATTATGTTCTGTTACATGTTTATTTGTATATAAAAATGCTTTCGTCTGTTTTCTCATTGTAATACTTGTTACATTTTTATCAAAATTAATATCTCCCCATTTATTGTCACATTGATTAATTTGAACAGTGTTTAATTTTTTATTAATTCCACTAATAGTTTGTCTAAAATTTGTTAGACATTTTCTCTTTGCCGAAATAACTTCATATGATTCATAATTATTTGTTTTATTATATGCTGTGTCGATCCATTTTTTATTTAAATTATATGCAAAATACGCTGTTTGCCAACCAAATTTATTTGATTTTTCCCTTGGTAGCCATTTCGATAATAATGACGGTGAATCGCTATGTTTATCTTTTTCTAACTGATCCGAAACTAAACTAATTACTTTGTTTAAAACATCATTATTGCTATTAAAATATTTACTCATAATATTATCACATGACGTACTTCTAGGAATATTAATATAATTTAAAATATACTTTAAATCTTTCCATGATCCATACGGATGTTTATCATTTTTTTCTAATACTAAATTTTCAATAATATGACAAACTAGATTAGTAATAATCATTTTATAATATTCTGGACAATCATTTGTTTTTGTAAAATAATATAATTCACCAATCATCATATATGTTAGTTCATATTCACCTTTTCCAGAAATTATATCTCTTGTGTGAACAATAATTTTACAAATAATTGTAAGATATTTTTTTATGTCTTCATCATTTTGATGGCAAACATTTTTTAATAATTCTTTAAATTTATTTTTAATAGTTGTATTATCTGGTGTTCTTGTTAATTGAAAAAATAATTTAGTTATATCATCATTTAAATTACAACCCACAGACCATTTGTATTCTAGATTTAATTTTTCACCAAATTGTTTATCTAGCGCGGTCATTAGTGAGTTTGACATTATTATATAATATAATATATCTTTAAGCTATTTGCGCTTTGTTTTTTTATGTTTTTCACTCGTTAACACTATACGTTTTGTTAAATTATTTTTATTTTTCTTTATTTCACCCTTTGTATTTTCATCTATGTCTGAAATTGTATCAGAAAAAATAAAATATACACTGTTCATATCCTGTAAAAGTGATATTGTATTATCAAATTTAATTTCCCTCATATATCGTATCGAACTTAAATTACCAGCATATTTTTTATAATTTATTATATCATCTATTTCATCGCTATTAATATTTATTTTATATTCTAACATTCCAATTAATTTATGTTTTTTTTCAATATTATATTGAAATTTTTTTATTAAATATATTTGTCTCTCACACGTAAATTCATTGTTTTCAATATACTCTTTATCTGTTTTTATGTTATATATCTTTTTCTCATAATCCAAATATATATAATATATTTTAATTATACTAACTTTCTCCTTATTGAAATTTGTATATATTTTTTCTTTATTTTCGTATTCTGTAATCCATTTACTTTCTGGATCCATTATTTAATAAACATAAAATTTATAATTATATTTAACTAATAATAATATTAATAATAATAATAATAATAATAATATTAATAATAATAATAATAATAATAATAATATTAATAATAATAATAATATATATATGTCTAATACTAGAAATAATCATGTAATACTTAATTGTGGTGATATGAAAAAGGATGGACCATCACAGGACGGCACTTGGAATACTGTATTTCAAAAATCGATTAGTAATATTGTTGATGAAGACTGTATAACCGGGGATGGATCTTTTGCAAAATTAAAAGCTGAAGTTTCTAAACAGTTATTGGAAAATGTAAAAAAATATGCGTATAGTAGTTTACCACCTATTCCAGAAGATAACTCACTCGATGATTCTATTGAAAAAATTAATAAAGACCAACGAAAGATACTTCCATCAGAAGTTACAAATATATTTATAGATGCTTCTATGAAGCCAGAAAAATATGTTAAAGCTGACAGTTATAAGAATATTGAAACTCCAGCATCAAACATTGATCCTGGAGGAAGAGAATATACTAGACATTTTGCACCGTCAAGTAGTATAAGCATTAATTTATATAAATACGGATTTAAAGAAGATTCGGTTTTTGAATATGATCAGGATAAAAATAAAACAATTAATGGTACAATGTATAGATATATAAGAATATTTTTAGATAGTAAAAATTATTTTGAAGGTTTAGTTGATAGAAAGGGTAACATTTATAACGACGGATCTCAAATTTTTATGGATGGTGTTAAAAAAACAATAAATATGGATTATTTCAAAGGTAATGAAGTAAAAAATTCTTATATAATATACAATCACGTAACAAAAGAAAATAAAGATATAATTAATTTATTAATATTTTTTAAAGAGTTAGGTGATACTATGCAGGCTATTATAATAGAATATTTACTTAAAAATGACCCTAGTACCTACACAAGCGCTAATACATGTTTATTGACTATTGATACTATATTAGCTACTCGTTCAAAAATGTTAAACGTTCCATATTTATTAAAATCAAATTCTATACTTACGTATTTTACACCATTGGATCCAAAAGAATATGATTATCTTATGAAGCGGACTATCATATTTGATATTCTTGCTAATAATAAAATTGTTTCACTGGAATTAAATACATTTATACTTGATCAACCTCTATATTCACAAATTGTTTCTGGTAGATCAAGACGTAATACAGAGAATAAAACAATAACTAAAAAAATAAATATACGTGATCAGGGTGATTATAAGATAACACATATTATCAGTAAGAGATTTAAATCAATGCAAGAAACTATTGCGAAAATAAATACATATTTAAATAACATCCAAAATTTCTTGTTGAATCCTGGTGATTTTCCTGTATCAGGAGTACCACTAAAAATAAAATATAAATCTTTGAACTTAAAAGAAATATGTGATTTACCATTTATAGAATTTAAAATAATGATAGCTTCATTAACTGCAAAAAGTATTTACATAAATGTTCGCGGTATTAGAAAAATTATAATAGGAAAATACTCGTTATTTCCAGACTTTATAAATTTAATTAGTACAAATTATTTAGTAGTTGATAATCCACATATTTTCCCAAATGGTATTGTTTCATATATACAAGCAAACCAAAAATATGCTGGTGGCGCGAATAGTTCGGATCGTGAAATTAATGAACGGTCTAGAAGTCGTAGCCGTTCCCCCGAAGTTGATTATAAAATTGAGATTGACTCTATGTCAATTACTAATAATCTTGATTATGCAGTATATTTATATTCACTGTTACATCCATTTATATATATATATCCGTATTTATTACCATATATATTAAACCTAGATACTGGTAATTTAGATATTTTATATCAAAGCATATTTAAAATAATACTTGATCCTACAGCATCCGAAAGTGATAAAATATATTTAAATAGTCTTTTTCCTGATAATGAGAGTATTAATGAAATATATTTAAATGAACTAATGGATGAGAATAAAAAACCTATAGATTATTCAACTAGATTATTAGATACTTTAATAACATATACATCTAAACCTTCACCTGTATTGTCTAGACAATATACACCACCACAGATTGATCGACAAGTAACACAGGTAACACCAACAAAGCGTAAAAGTTCAGTAAACATAAAAAAAACAATTAAAAAAAATAAAACATATCGGAAAAAAAATAAAATATATCTAAAAAAAACACATCGAAAAAAAAATAAAACATATAAAAATGGTGGAAATAAACAAAAAAAATATAAGTCTACAAAAATTACCAAAAAAAATAAATATTATAGCAACATTAAAGATACTAGAAATCACTATAAAAAATAAGTATATGAAAAAATATTTTTTCATTATTTAATAATTTACTGTTAACATTTGTCATAATTTATACTATTGTTTATTTTATAAATTATGTTTTTGTTTTTGTTTTTGTTTTTGTTTTTGTTTTTGTTTTTGTTTTTGTTTTTTATTTAATATTCATCTAATGGATTATCATAATCCGAATCTGACGATTCTTCCCAATAATCATCATAGTCATTATCTTCATCATAATCGTAATCATACATATTCCAGTATGGAGAAATGTCGCCTAATATATCATTTAGCTCTTCTCTATATAAACGTCGATTTTCCATTATTTTATGAGCTTTATATCTATTTTGTTTCTGCTCAATCTCTTCTTTTGTATATATTTTTGATTTTTTTTTGTTATGATAACCATATATGAAATTAGTTTTTCCATTTACACGACTAATCGCCACATATCCTGGTTCAACTTTACTTACTACTTCTTTTTCTACATGTATTTCACTTGTAACGATTTTTGAATAATCTTCAATCTCTAAAGAATCAGAAGTAGTTTTTTTCTTTGTATTTTTTAGCGCTGGAAAAGCATTAGTTGAATTTATTTTAATTTCTACATTTTGTGCAGTTGTTTTATTGGTAAATAAATTTTTTTCTTTATTATCGGAAGTTTTATCATTATTGTAATTTCTATTATTATGTTTATGATTTTTACTTTTTGATTGTTTATTGTTAATAAATGTATTTTTTTTACTATTAATATTTATTTCTCTCTTGGGCGTAATATCTTTTGTTCTATCATTATTTTCTCCTTTAAGACATGCAAAGCGGTTGTTTGGCATTATATTTGATCGAGATTTTTTTGAATAATCGTCTTCTTATTATGTAATTAATAATATTAATATTATTTTATATCAATTTTAAATATAATTTAAAGAATATTAGATATAGTAATATGTATAGTTTCTTAACAGCAATGTTATTGTTTTTTTAAAAATTTATATTATAAATTATATTTATAAGAAACTGCATAATCACGATGTAGATGTTATAATAGGTTTATTATATTATCACATGAACAGGTAAGGGTTAGCATGTGGATGGGTGTTTGTTGTGGGTGTTTGTTTGTTTGTTTGTGGATGTTTGTGATGGATGGATGTTTGTGATGGATGGATGTTTATGATGGATGGATGTTTATATAAAAAAAATAATTATCTATTATTATTATTATTATTCAAGTTATATTCGCATATGAATAATAATATAAAATATTATAATGAATAAAATTATAAAAAATTCTGATAATAATTATAGTATTCAATTTGAATCATATATTTCTGATTTCTTACAACAAAAAAATTTAATTACTAATATTACACCAAAAGATATTTCATTTGTTGCTTATAAAATTGAAAAACTTAATACTTCACATTTTAGTTCAGATTTAAATTTAATGAAAGATGTAATACATGATTTAGGTTTTCAAATTCTATCATTAAAATCTGAAAATAAAATAATACCATACTTAAATTATGATGATTTAATATTGATTAATGATACTATTATTCTATTTGCTAATTATGAAATAATTTGTAATTTTGATACTGATGGATATTTTATATCAAATACTAAATATAAAAATTATTCAAATTTTTATAGTCCCGAATTTATGACTTCTTACAATGAAGATAAAATATTTTATACGACAATTTATTATTCATTTGGAATCTTTTTACTCGATCTTTTTGATATCATAATCCAAGATATTGAAAATACAAAATATTATATTTCTATAAAAAAATTATTACACAATGACCCTATTAAGAGAACATTTATATTAATATAAAAAAATAAGTATTTTATTTTTTTATATTAGAATAATATTAGTTCTGTTTTTTAAGTGCTTTTTTTTCTGTATAAGGATCACACGAGTTAATTTTTATATAAACGAGTATGATGATAAATATTGATTAATCTCCTAGTAGTAATACATTTGAAAAAATCATCCAGCCAAGTAGAAGTTTAGCTGTTAGTGATAATAAAACATAACTTTTTTCTTTTGTATATGGATTTACAACAAAAATCAACTCGGCTAATTGAACAAAACCAAATGAAGAATATAGTGCAAAAAGTACAAAAACAATAACATATACAAATGATGGTGGCGTAATACCACCAGATTCGTTTGAAGCTGCAATAGATTTAAAAAATGCATATGCAATAATACCATAAGCCCATACAAATTGTAGCCAACCAACTAAATGAATTAACCACTTGATCTTTTTATCATCGACATATTCAACAGCTAGACCACATAATTGACAACTAGCAGTTAAAACACCAATAGAAATAATGAGATTAATATCAGTAACACCATTAATTAGTGCAATAGAAATTAACATAAGACTTGCTGAAATACTATATTCTACAAATCGTAATGGATTTCTATTATTTTTGATCATTTCGCTGTACTTATATCCATAAATTGGACCTGTATAATCCGTAATTGAAGCAAATGACTGAAATACAAATGATAGAATGTGAAAAAAAATGATCAACCATCCCAAATCAATCCCTGCACAAATCAATGTGCTACTATCACAATATATTGGTTTTGTAACAGTTCCTACACAAAATTTACCATCCGAAGTATCAAATTCACGACTTCCAATTGTGCATACTGTATTATTATCAAATTTCTTCCATTCTAAATAACTTTCAGTTAACGGAATTACTACGTTTGGTTTGTTTGAATATAAGAAAATCATAGAAATGGCACTCATAAAATGTCCAAGTACTGCTACATTATTAATTATTTTGTAATTGCATGATACCATTTATGGTAATATAATATTAATAATAACAATATATTTAAATCATTATTATATATTATTTATCGTGCATAATAATTATTTAAATTTTTATGTGTATGATCTATAATGAAGTAAAAAAATATAACAAAAAATATAAACTTATAGATATATTTTTTGTTATATTTTTTCTTATATTTTTTGTTATATTTTTTATACTGTGCTTGGTCGTTTTTTTGGTTGTTTATTTGGATTTTGTAACCACCGATTTCCAACACTCACATGTTCAGTTTCATAATCACAGGCTTTGCAAATATGAAAATCGTTATCGTCTATACTAAATATTAGTCTTTTTATTTTTAACTCCAAAATTACACTTAAACAATTCTTACACGGTGCAGAATTTTTGAAATTTCCCATAGCATCTTGTCTTACAACATACAATACTATGTCTTTAAATATTCTTTCATTCTCTCGGCTGGCCTTTTATCGAATTCCCATATTTTTCGAATGGAGTCGATGATGCTTTCCTATAATATTGGCGCAATGCAGCCATTTCAGCATGACATGCACACGTATTTTTAATAAAATCGTCTTTTGATGTTGTACGATACGAGTTATGCCCTTTTCCAACAACCTTTCCATTTCTTACAAGAATACACCCATGCTTCATGAGAAGTTCGGACTTTGTTGCTTCATTTGCTGCGTGTGAAATATATGTCTCATCATTACGACTAATCGCCATATTTAAACTTTATAATAATTATTGTTATTATTTTTATACTTAATAGAATCAATTTTTTATTTTTTTATTTTTTTATTTTTTTATTTTTTATTTTTTATTTTTTATTTTTTTTCATATATTTAGCTAATCTAATAAAATAATTACTAAACGAATGCATACATGTTATACTGGTTTTAATAATAGTATTTAACTTTAACTCACCTTTTGATGCTGAAATAATTATTTCAATTAAATTATCGACTCCATCATTTTCTATAAAATTTAAAATATCAAGTCGTTTTATATCATCTTCTGGCATTAAAAGTACTATTTGTCGAAAAATATGAATCACTAATATTTTTTGTTGAACACCTTTTACATCACTTACTTCTATGAGCTCCATAATAGAAGTTACTATTGATGCTATCTTATTTATTGTTATAGATTCTAATGGATATTTGTCACGTATACTAGTTATTATATCTGATATAAGTTTTGTATTATTAATAATATCCATATCGATAGAAACACTTTTTGTTTCTTTAATTGTTTTGGGGTCAGTCAATATAATACTATCTCTAGTCATATATATACCATCAAGATATATTATTCTTAATATTTTATTTTTATAATATATTATTTTTATTTTTATAATATATTATTTTATTTTTATAGATTAGATGACTAAAAGTATAAGTGTAAGTTATAATCGATTACTTGTAGGATTCATTATTATCTCAATAATTGGAAGTATAATAACATCAATAGTTGTTGAGACTAGATTATCTATTAAGATGAATAATAACAATATAGTATCCATAGGTCATACAAAATTTAGAAATTTATTCAATTATACTGATAAAACTGAACCTCAATGGTTTAAAGTTTTATATAATTCAATATTATCAATTTTTATAACATTATTCATATACAATATATTTTTAATAATATTAGGTAAAGATCTAATATATCGATATTTTTTTGGTAATATACTTTATTAAAATGACACTAAAAATATTAATAAATAAAAAATAAGTTTTTATATTTTTTATTTATTTATTTTGCGCGGAGTGGGGTTCGAACCCACGAGGCTTTCGCCATGCGTTCTTGAGACGCACCCCTTAGACCACTCGGGCATCCGCGCTTATTATCCAATAATTTTAACTATTATCAGATTCCACTAGATCCAAACCCATTATTTCCTCGAATTGAAGATCCCAGATCGTATATTGAGTCAACAATTACTGGATAAATTGGATATGTTAAATTTGGACTGCAAATTTGAACAATTCTGTCATTTTTTTTTACAATATAATTATTATTTAATGTACTATCAATATTATCAACAATAGCCGTAATTTCACCTCTATATCCCGAATCAATTATACCTACCGAATTTGATAATCTTAATGGCGTTTTTGCTCCCATACTTGATCTTGGATATAGATAATATCCGCAATATTTGTCATTAAATGACATTGATGTTGAAATTGACATCGGGATTTTATTTGATATACTTCCATTACCAATAATAACTGTCTCCGGTGTAAAAATATCGAATCCTGAATCAATTTCAACATTCTCACCATTTAGATATTTTTTTACTAATTTTTGCTGTTTTTTTACATTCGCAGTATATAATTTTTTTGTATCATTCTCTAAATTATTCAGATAAATCGATAAAATATACATTGGTTCTGTTTTATTTAATTCATCCATAATTATATTTCAATATCTTGATGTTATATTAACATATATAATAAGGTTTAAATCAATTTTAGATAAAATAAAACAAAAAAAATAAATAAAAAATAAATAAAAAATAAAATCAATATTACATTCCGGTTTGTAGCTATTGATTTTATTTTTTATTTATTTTTTATTTATTTTTTTTTGTTTTTTGTTTGTTTTTTTGTTTATTCGTCATCCTCACACCAATCGGCCCATGACATACCAGCCGGTCGACTAAATATGTCATTGGTTTTTGCGACACACACATTATCGATCATTAGCACATCAAATGCGTTGCTTATTTTTTGAATATTACTAGTCTCCTTTACAAAGTTATTTTTTGGTTTTGATAACCTTACACTAGTAAATCCGTCGCTGTCTACTTCAACACATTTCGTCTGCTTGTTACTTGGCTTATTATTTTTACAATATTTTTTTGTATGTCCATATTTAAAACATGTTTGACACTGTGTCTTCAATAGAAATGGACACATAACTTCAGAGTTGGGATCTTTTGTCTTGCGCAAGAAATGATCATGCGGTCCGGGGATTTTGTTATCGAAGCAGAATCGGCACATCGGCATATTTATTGAGAGTTGGTTGTTAGTTGTATTAATTGATGTTGTTGTTATATTGTATCCTAAAAAATAAAATTCTATTTCAATTTTTTTTTTACTAATATTCTATAGATCACTGGAATATATAATAAGAAAAAATTGAAATATTTTTATTTTTTTTATTTTATGTAACAAAGTTATCAACTAAACTTGACAATAGTAAAATAACCAACCATGGATTTGGTTATCAAATGGTTTTCAGAGAACAACCTTGATAAAAATACCTACCAACTTGATGGAATAAAATGGTGTTTAACGAGAGAAACCCAAGGTTCTGTTATAAACGAAAAATGTATATCTGGTGGTTTGGTCGCAGATGAAATGGGTCTTGGTAAAACAATTACTATGCTTTCAATGTTAGTTGCTAACCCATTACCATCAACATTAATTGTTTTACCAAAAGTTCTTATTCCACAATGGGCATTCACTATTAAAAAGTTATTTAATATCGTTCCGTATATTTATCATGGTCAAAATATTACTAATATTACTGAACGTAAGTTCAATTTTATTAAAAGTACCAATAATATTATTATTACAACTTATGGTATGATTTCATTATCCAATAAAGAAAACTTATTACATAACACTTCTTGGAATCGCATTATTTATGATGAAGCTCACCATTTAAGAAATTATAAAACAAAAATATTTACTGGAGCATATAAATTGACTTTTAAAAGTGATATTACATGGTTAGTTACAGGCACGCCAATTCAAAATAAAAAGTCGGATTTTTATTCCCTTTGTGATATTATTGGAATTCCATGTGAATATTATAAAAAAACTGAAAATTTACCAATGCTTGCTAAAAATTTTATTATTAAAAGAACAAAAAAAGATGTTGGTATTGCAATGCCAAATCTTACTACAAAGGTAATAACTGTTGATTGGGCGAATGATGAAGAGCGTCAACTAGCTGAAGAAATACATAGTAAACTTGGGTTCTCTAATGTAATTTCAAAAAAAACACATTTTAACATTGGAACAACCAATGAATTTATATTACCATTACTAATTAAGGCTAGACAAATATGTATTTCTAGTAATCTTATTAAGAATATTAGATATATTGATGATGGTGAATGCAATATTACAGCTACATCTAAATTACATTCTGTAGTTAGAACTATTATTTCTGCAGACAAAACTAACAAAAAAATTGTATTTTGTCATTATCGTGGAGAGATTGATGAACTACAGAAACAACTTGAAGTTCACGATCTTAAAGTTAAGATATATGATGGTAGAACTAAATTTAAGGATCGCGATTCAGTACTTACTGATTCAAGTGATTGTGATGTTCTAATTCTACAAATTCAAACTGGTTGTGAAGGTCTTAATCTTCAGGAATTTAACCAGGTATATTTTATTAGTCCACATTGGAATCCGTCTATTGAAAAACAAGCTATTGCTAGATGTCATCGTATTGGTCAGTTGAAAGATGTTGAAGTATTCAGATTTATAATGGCGTCTTTTGATGAAGAATATGAAACATGCAACCTTGAAATGCACTCAAACATTATTCAACAGAAAAAACAAGAAATTGCTTCGAAAATTTGTGGATAATTATATTACAAAAAATAAAAATTATAAAAAATACTAAAATATAAGAAAGAAGTTGGTATTTTTTATATTTTTTATTTTTCTTTTTCTTTTTCTTTTTCTTTTTCTTTTTCTTTTTCTTTTTCTTTTTCTTTTTCTTTTTTTTTTTCTTTTTCTTTTTCTTTTTATTTAAATTACTTATTATTTAAAAATACTTATTATATAAAATACTTAAAAATATACATATATATTAAGTATCCTAATAATTAATATTTATTAAGATCAATATTTCGCGTCATTGGTGTAGTGGTAACATATCTGATTTCCATTCAGATGCCGGGGGTTCGATTCCCTCATGACGCAATTAATATAATAAATATAATTTTATTATATTATTATATTATTATCTTTCAACATCATTAATATTTCCTATAAATAAGTTATTTAATTTGTTGAATATAGTTTTCTCTGCATATTTTATTTCTTCTTCTTCTATTATTTTATTTTTATCATATGTTAAAATTATTTTAAACAGATCATCTCCTATTTCATTTATTGAAACATATCCTTCTGGATGTAAAACTTTTCGACAACATCTTGGGCATAATAAGGTTATCAAATCATTTATAAAAAATCTTATACAATATGACTTTTTTAATTCAGCGTTCATTATTTCGTGAGAGAAAATTTTGTCAATATACGAAAATGCTGTATTTAAAAATAATATTGTATTTATTAACTTTTTCTTTTTTTTAATTAATTTCTTTATCGTATCTTTATCATCCAAATATTCTTTACTATCTTTCTTATTTTCACTTTTATTTTTTAGACATTTAGTCATACGTTTTTGTTTTTCATTTATGAAACGTAACTCATTTTTTACAATTTTCAAATTGTTTATAGTTTGCACTTTATGATCATCTATTTTTTTTATTATTGCAAAGATATTTGTATTATATATTAATGGATAAATATATCTAATTCTTCTTGGTATTATAAATTGGTTAGTTTCTTTTATTTCTGCTATTTTTTCTTCTACACGCTTTATATTTTCCTTCAGGTCATTCGTTAACTTATTATGTAATTCTACTTTTTGATTATATGTTTCTTTTTTTTTATTGGTATATGTTTCTCTCGCTTTACGTTCCATATTTTCAACATCTTCTGTGTATTTATTTTTTAAATACACACTTTTATATTCACTTAAATATCTTTCTGAACCGAAGCGTGATAATAATTGATTACTAAAAAGCAGTATTTGTCCAGATTGAAATTCTACATATGTTTGTAATTTATCATATTGATGTGAAGTTATTTTATGAGCTTCTGATTTTGCATCTAATTTTAAAAAATTTATTACCGATAGCAATAATGTTATTAGTGCATTTATACTCGATAAAATTATTCCACCATATTGATATGTACTTGCTAATTCTTGTATAACAGTTACTATAACACTTAAAGTCAATGCTGGTATCATTATTTTATTTAATAATCTTGTTGTATGACTTCTAGACTCCATATATATTATTTTTTGACCCTTTAAATAACTAGCTAAAATATCAAGTGATGATGAATATCTATGAATTGTGTCTTGAGTATAATATCTATTTATTTGCTTTTCAACATCATTATAAGAAAGTTTTTTATATTTTATGTCGTGTAATAATTTATTATCATTATTATCCATCTCATATTGCTGTATTGATTCATTACTCAATTTATCATCGTAATCACTATTTGTAATGCTAATATCTGAATCACTTGGATTACTTCCCATACCTTCATTATCACTTTCTACATTCGATAAATTTACTAATTTATTTTTATTTCTTTTATTATTTTTTAATGGTGACGGTGCTTGTTCTAATACTACAGAATTTAATTCTACAATATTATTTTTATCAACACTTTCTGGATTTTGACTTACTGTATAATCTTCAGTTATTTCTATTGATACACTATCTTTATTATCTAACGATGTACTAGTTATAAACATAGAGTTATTATATAATAACTCTTTATAATAACTATGCTTAATAGTTATAAAAAGTTATCGTCAAAAGGATGGGCTAAACTATCACCTAAAACACGTAAAATGCGTAAATATATTTATAGAAAATGTGGTAATAAATGTTTTTTAGGAAAAAAACTTTCATTTCCAATTTGTTCTAAAAAATCATGCAAATTAAATAATAAAGGTCTTTATGCTGCATATACTAGAGCTAAACAATACAAATATAAATCTATCGCCTCTAAATCTAGAAAAATCTTACAAAAGCGCGGATTTAAATTTAATCAGTAATCAGTAATCAGTAATCAGTAATCAGTAATATTTTTATTAAGTATTTGAAATATATACTTAATAAAAAAAGCCCTAGGTGGGACTCGAACCCACAACCCCCAGATTAGAAGTCTGGTGCGCTATCCAATTGCGCCACTAGAGCAGAAAAAGTGACTATTTTAGTCACGCCCCGTACTGGTTTCGAACCAGTGACCTTGCGGTTAACAGCCGCACGCTCTAACCAACTGAGCTAACGGGGCAGAGTAAATTTGCTAGATGCTTGTTTTCTGTTAAGAAAAAATTAACATTATATTTTTGCTGTAAGCACCCAAAACGAACACGGCAGGATTTGAACCTACGCGGGCTATGCCCAACAGATTTCAAGTCTGTCCCCTTAACCACTCGGGCACGTGTTCATACTAAAAAAAAATAAAAAATGCACGGTGTGGGGTTCGAACCCACGAGGCTTTCGCCATGCGATCTTAAGTCGCACCCCTTAGACCACTCGGGCAACCGTGCTAAAGTTCCTACCCAGATTCGAACTGGGGTTTTGGGATTCAAAGACCCACGTGATTACCGCTACACTATAGGAACAGATTATATGTATTAAAAACATAAAAAAAATTTGATCCCAGGCGGGCTCGAACCGCCGACCTTCGGCTCATAAGACCGATGCTCTAACCAACTGAGCTATGAGATCATAAAAATGATTTGCAGGAAAAAAAAAACTATTTTACTTTACATTACCCTTTCCTTTACATACTATACTAGTAGTATCTTTTTAAATTCATTTTTTCAATTAATATTTTATTAGTTTTCCATATTAAATCCGATAAACAATTTTTCAACACTATCAACATTATTATTTTTTTCAATATATTCAATTATTTTATATCTTTCACCTTCTAAATAATTTGGAAGTATACTATTTCCTTCCAATAGTATTTCTTCCGATTTTCTATCAAATCCATCTCCTCTCTCATATTTATATACTGTTTCTGCGCAATTTTTACAATATCCAATAAATATATTATTTATTGATCCGTAATGTTTACAACTCGCGCATTCATTTGGACCGGTCCCATTTACCCGTAATAATAACCACTCATCCGGAAATGAAGAAATGTATTTCTCACCTAGGTATTCTTTATAATTCATATTGTATTAATTACTTATTTTCTCTCTACTATAATAGTTTATTTCTTTCAATTTTATATTAAATATTATTTATTAAATAATACTATATTTTAACTATACTAATGATTTGCGCCATTTGTCTAGATAATATTACTAAAAGTGCTACCGGTACTTGTAATCACCATTTTTGTTATAATTGTTTAATTAAATGGTGTAAACTCAAAAATAAATGCCCTAAATGCAATTTTGACATTTTTGAAATTAAACTTGACCCGGAATTCGATTCACTTATTTCCGAAATTTGTAATTTTAATTACGATTCAAATTCAAATTCTGATGCTCAATTCTCGGCAGCTGGACATAATATAGATACTTCTTCGGTATATTCCGCACCTATATCATCTCCATCTTCACCATTAAAAATAACAACAGAATATACTAGACAAATTATATTATATTATTCCAATAATCACAACTTTCCCACTGGTATTACATTGTCTAATAATACTAAAGGCCCTGGAGTTATTGTTAAAAAAATTTCACACAATTTTCTTGCGTATAAAGCCGGGTTTAAAGTTGGTGATATTATATTATTTATTAATTCAGTCCCATGTATTAATCATAAACAATCTATACAAATACTTGATACATTATATGTTAGTTATAAAAATGCTATCTGTACCTTATTATAAATTTATGGATTATTTATTTTATTTGTATTTATTAAATGAGTTTAAGAACCATGGGCGCTGGATTAGCCGGCTCATCTGTGTACGGTGTTAATGTTAGTGGTAACTTTGGTGGTGGTTCCAAAAAACAAGGACTTCCATCAACAACTAACAGACCGTCACAATTTATTACATCATTTATTCGTTCTCGCGCAAGCAGTAATAATAAAAAAGTATATTTTATTAATCAACTTGGAGGTATTGGAGCTTCCGGTATTCCAGGAAATTCTAGAATGTTTGCACCTAGAGCTGACGGTGTTAAAAATAATAGACGAAAACGTCTCAATATCATCTTCAGTTAATTCTTTTAAATCCGCTACATATATTTTATTATTAACCAATAGTTATTAATAATAAATATTACTTAATAAAATATTATTTATAAATAATAAATAATAAATAATATGTATTCTTGTATTATTGGACTACCTGTTTATAATGCCGCAAAATATATCCCATTTGCTATTAGTAATATTAATATTTTAAAAACTCTATTTAATAAAGTTCATATTGTATTTGCCTATGATGATTCTAACGATAATACAATTAATCTACTTAATAATTATGCTAAAAATAATAATGATGTTTCTATTATTATTATATCAAAACATAATAAAAATAAAAGTAAATATAGAACTGTTAACATTTCTAGAGCTAGAAATCTTATTCTTAATTTCATTCGTTCACAGAGAGATCCCTTTGATTTTTTTATAATGCTTGATTGTAATTACAATAATTATATGACTATTGATAAAAATGTACTTTCGTTATATCTAGATAGAACTGATTGGGATGCCCTTTCTTTTAATCAAAATGACTATTATGATATTTGGGCATTATCTATTTTTCCGTATTATTTAAGTTGTTGGGCATGGTCATCCGGGGCCGCAGTCTCTAATACAATGAAAAAATATATTACTAATAAATTAGCCAACTGTTCACATGAAAAACTTATTCCTTGCATTTCCGCTTTCAACGGAATTTCAATTTATAGATCTAGTAAATTTTTAAATTGTTTCTATAATGGATATTACAATACTTATTTGTTATCATATCTTCACTGTAATCTTAAGTTAAATATTTCTCTACTAAAAAATGTATCCCAAACATTGATTAAAAATAATTATGTTGGAAAAAATAGCATTCTTGGCAATCAAGATTGCGAGCATCGATCTTTTCACGCTATGGCCATAATTAAAAATAATGCTAAAATTTGCATTTCTCCATTGTGTTTATTTAAAAATTGATAATAATAATTAATTATTATATATTAATTATTATAACATTTAATATCTCTAATATTAATATGTCTAATATTAATATGACTAATAACCTACGCATTACCAATAACTCTACTTTAGAATCAACTAATAATCATTCGTCGAATTCCGAATCCTATAATATACCCCAAACAAACAGTAATATTTCTACAAATACTATTACAGAAGATTCTCCAATATATACTACATTAATGAATCTATCTATTGAATTACGTGCTATTTCTATTTGTATTGAAAATGCTAAACGTCCATTACATCATTATAAATATCATTCTGATGATAATGTTATGCCTAAAGAATTATATATTGATAGTGTTGTAAATACATCATATGAAAATATTTCATATATTGATGAAAAAAAAGTATCTTATTATGCTGATCAAATTGATAAAATTATTGCACCGAATGGTTGGGGTGATGAGAGTTATCGTTATGAGTCTGATTATGAACAACAAATGGAAGATGATACCATTTATTCTCTAGGCCATCTTTCTATGAATCCAAAGAATGAACCGTTTCTAGGTCCTGAAGCATAAAAAAATTACTTCTTATTGATTATTTCTTTTACTTTTTACTTTTTATTTTTTACTTTTTATTTTTTATTTTAGATATCTTACTATTATTTTCGCATTATCGATACAATCCTTAACATAATTACACATCTTTAAATATCGCGATTCCATGTCCGAATTTTCATAACTATCAATCAATTGATGCCCGTTTTTTGTAAGTTCAGATATATAATTCTTCTGTATTTCAATTTTTAAAGATTCATTATTACTCTGCAAATATTCTAAAAATAGCTCCATATAATATTTATTACATATTACATATTTTGTATAGTTATAAAACATTTCTTTTTCTACTTCTTTATTAATTGAAAATGATCTTAATGTTTTCATTCTCTCCCGTTGACTTATAAAACAATTAAATTGATCCAACTGATGTTTTACACTTTTCGCAAGAACACAATCTTTGGTTGTCGACATTTTATCTTTTAATTATAGAATACTTATTTTACTAGATGTATTTCAATTTTTTTTATTCTTACATTATTTAATATTACTATTAAAATTGAAATAAAAATAAATTATTATTTATTTTTATAAATAATAATGCCTGCCATTAATGAACCTAGTATTTGTATTCCGAGAGTTTCCAGTAATATAAATAAAGAATTCATTCTTAAAATATTTGAACAAATCTTTGGAAAAGATTCTATTGAAAGAGTTGATATTGTAAAAAAAAATAATAATATTTATTCTTGTGTTTTTATTCATTTTAATTTTTGGACCAATACCCCAAATGTTCAATCTATTAGAAATAGACTTTTAGACAATAATTCTTTTAAAATTGTATATAATGATCCTTGGTTCTGGAAATGTTCTGCTAGCAGATTACCTAAACCAAATTTTATTAATATTCCTAATACAAACAATACTAACAATACTAACAATACTAACAATACTAACAATACTAACAATAATGATGATCTTCTTTTTAATCAACTAGATATTGATACTGTTTCATACTCGCCACCACCGCTTCGGAGACAGTCGAGAGTTTTTCCTTTAGAAAATAATTTTTAAAAAAATATTGTATAAAATTTATTCAATAAAATTTATAAAAAAATTTATTGTATAAATTTTTTTATACAGTATATAATATAATGTCCTATCCAAATTATTCTAATTATCTTAAATATAAAAATTGTTGTAAACCAATCGGAGCTCAAGGACCTCCTGGTATGCAAGGACCGCAAGGTGTCACTGGACCTTCTGGTAATGATGCTGATCAAGGAGCAACCGGAGTACAAGGGGCAACCGGAGTACAAGGGGCAACCGGAGTACAAGGGGCAACCGGAATACAAGGTTGTACAGGGGCAACCGGAGTTCAAGGATCAACCGGTGTTCAAGGAGCGACCGGAGTTCAAGGTGCTACAGGAGTTCAAGGCGCTACAGGTGTTCAAGGAGCGACCGGAGTTCAAGGGGCAACCGGAGTTCAAGGTGCAACC